CTGAAGCGTCTCGCGCCAGAGGCGATGCGCGGCCCTTCCCTCCCGCCCCCCCCCCACCCCCCTTCCCCCTTTCTCTCTCCCCCCCCACGCCTACCCCCCCAACCTACGCCGCAACCGACTCCACAACCCACGCCCACACCGCAACCAACCCCGATTCCAACGCCTGAGCCCGCCCCCGCTCCGCAGCCGACTCCCACACCCCAACCCGAAAAAATCGCCGAATACGACACCACCATTGAGCTTATGTCTATTCACGGATTGCGCGGCAAAGTGCGCACCAAAGGGCATGAAAGCGTTGATGACGGCGCGGGAATGATGTTCACCATCGAAGATACCTTGCCCGACAGCAGATTGGGACGCATGGCAGTTCCCTTGCCCGATGGCAAATGGGCGGTGCCCTACGGCTTCAAAACCGCGCCCGGCACCGCCGTGGATGCGGACGGTGTGGCACGCCAAATGGCGCGCGCGCAAACCTTTGCCGATGCGGGCAACGAGCTGATTTGAGACGCATCGCGCCATTCGCCCGTGTACGACAAATTTACTTTTAACGTGCGCGCAAATTACCAAAAACCCTATCCGATTACCTGCTCGGCATTTCTCAATCTGGTGCTGCAAGGCTACGATTATCAACATTCAACCTATGCGCGCGACACCAACGAGCGCATCGATCCCACCGCCTATGTTTATCCGCCGCATCAGGCTGAAACCCTTTAAGAAAAACCCACCCCATCCAGCAAGATAAATGGGATAAAGCGGGACAAACCAAAACAAAGCGGGATAGAAAATTGCAACGGTGTTGCACACAGTGAAACAAAAAGCGGACTGAAATATGTCCGCTTTTTTTTGCGTGCTCAGGGCTGTGTTATAGCCCGTGTGCGAGGGCGTCTCTGGCGACATCCAGTATGCGGCTTTTACCGTCGGATTGCAGCGCGCCGTTGCCGTTAATGGGTAGATACGGTCGCGCGGGGATGGTTACGGATTGTTTGCGGGCAAAGCGTCCGTTGCCCAGCGGTATCATCAGATAGGGGGCGTTTTGGGCGTGGATGTCGCCGCCGATGTGGTGGATGGCGGCGTAGATTTTGTTGGTGCCGATTTTGGCGCTTTGGTTGGTGGCAAGGGTGTGGATGCTGGCGGCGAGCTGTCCGCTCAGTTGCAGGATTTTGCCGCCACGATGGGTAGGCTGCCACGGCTCGTTGCCCCAGCTTTCGCGTTCGAAGTTGTCTTCGGTCATGCTGAGCAATTCGGCGGCGATGCCCTGCATCATGGGGCGGCGATTTTGCAGATTGCGCAGCAGGTTGGATAAGCCTCGGGTGAGGTCGCGCTCGTTTAGTTCGATGGTCAGCATGATATGCCCTTATGGTTCGGTTAGGATTTTAAGCCCAATAACTCCGCCACCCATTTCAACTGCGCCAGCGTGAGTGCGTTGCGGAATTTCTCTTGCTTCATCATTTCTTTCACAGCGACTTTGGCTAATTCGGGCGGGGCGGTTTGGGCTTTTTCTATGGCTACTCGGGCGGTGCGCTGCAGAAAGGTTTTGCCTTGGTTGGCGTTGAAGCCTGCGCTGGGGGCGGCGAATGTGCCGTCGGTCAGCCTGAAACCTGTGCGCTGGGCGTAGCGTTCCTCGCCTGTGGCGGGGTTTGTGCCGATGTCCACAATGATGCTTTCCAGCCTGGGCGAGGGCTGTACCAACGCCGCGCCTCGGCTGCGTGATAAGGGACGCACACGGCAACGGCAGCGGTAGTCCAGCGGCGGATAGAGTGTGTCCCACACGGGGTCATCAGCGGCGAACACTTGCCCGTGCAGCTTGCGGTGGGCTTCGCGCACTTTGCCGTCGTTCACGGTTACATACTGCCAATAGGGATGCGTGGCGGTGGCGGCGCTCATTTCGGCGTAGCGCCCCGCCATGTAGGCGGATTGCAGGTTGGTTTGGTAAATGGTTTTCAGCCGGTGCGGTGTGCCGAGCGTCACCATTTGCTCTTCGCCCGTTTCGGGGTTGGGCACGGTTTGCCGCCCTACCCAGCCTTTCTTTTCCAGCACGGGCATCAGATCGCGTTTGAAGTCGTCAAACGTCTGCCCTGTTTCGGCGGCTTTGAGCACGGCTTGATGGATGTCATGGGCAACATCCATCTCGGCGCTTTTGGCAATGGTGAACGCGGAAACATGGGCATCGTCCAGCATATCCTGCCAATCCCAGCTTTCGGTAACGCGCTTTTGTTTCAGGTAGGCGATGGCGTTTTCAGGCTGCATTTGGAACAGCGCGGCGATTTCGGCTTGGTTCACGGTTTAGCCCTCCGCCAATTCTGCTTGCGCTTCCAACCGTCCGACCACATCGGCAAGGAAAATCAGCCGCGCCAGTTCGTTCTGCATGGCGGCATCGTCCCAGTCGGGATAGCTGTCGGCAAGTTGCTGCAAGACGGCTTCGGGCGTTGCGCCGTTTTTCAGGCTGCCCACCAGTTCGCCGGTTACATCGGGCGGATTGGTTTTCAGGCTGCCTGAAACGGCGCTTCCCATGATTTGCGGAATGTCTGCCGCTTGGTTGTATTCATGGTGATGATGTTCGGCGAAATCTGCGTTTTCAGGCTGCCTGTCGATCGGCAGCAAATCGCCGTCTTTGAAACCATAGGCGCGGGCGAAATAGTCGTTGCTGAATCGTGCACCGATTTGGTGCAAATTCAAATCGCGCTGGGAAAGCTCGGTTGAGCCGTAGGCTTCGGCTTCGTATAACACGAATTTGGGGCGGGCGACATCGCCGAAATTCAACTCGCAAATCCAATCAATCAGCTGGTTGATTGCGCTCATCACAATGCGGCTGTCGCTGTCGCGGATGTCGTCGGTCACTTCCAGCCCTGCGGTTGCGCTGGCGTGGTTGGTGTTGGCTTCGGTGGTTTGGTCTTGCCCGAGCAGCGCGATGTTGATTTCGCTGCGGCAATAGCGGATAAGTTTGTCGTAGGCATCGACCGATGCGGCTTTGCCGCTGGCTTCGTGGATTTCCACGCTGGAATCGTTTGGAATGGTGCCGACGGCGTTGCCGACTAGGGCTTCCAGCGCGTCCAGCAATTTGTTGGTATCGGCATCGGTATTACTGCGCGGCTCTTTGCCAATCAGCCACGGGCTGCCGTATTTTTGCGTGAACTCCGCCCAGAATTTTAGCCCTGCGCGTTTAAAGGTTACCGCCCAAAACACCAAGCCCAAATCGCCCAAGCCGTAGGGGTTGGCGTAGCTGGCTTCTTGGGTGGGGCAAAGAAATTTGTAGGCGGGCAGCGGCGCGGCGGTTGCGCCGTTTTGATGGAAATACAGTTGCGCGTCATCGTCAAAGCCGAACCATTCGGGCGGTTTGGCGATGATGCGTTCAGGCAGCCATAAACTGCCGCGCTGCCAGATGATTTCTATGGGCTGATAGCCGAATAAAGTGGCATTTAAGATGTCTTTAATCAGGCGGTCTAGGTCGTGTTGTGCTAAGGCAGCCTGAATGGTGTCGCGTACGTTTGGCGGCACATCATCGCCATCCAACCGCCATTGCAGGCGTGCCACCACGGCTTTGCGGCGGCGCACTTGCCCGCCGACTAATGGGTCGCGCAGCAGTTCGCGGTACACGTCAATTTGTCGCCCGAGTTTGCGGAGTATGGGGTCGGGGTTGGGCAGCCAGCCGCCAAAACCGCTCATGCCGAAGCGGGAGAGTACGGCGATTTGGCTGGATAGCTGCTCGGCTGTGGGGGCGATGGTGCCGTCTGGGGTTTTGAGTTTGATGTGGGGTTTCATGGGGGTTCTTTCGTTTTCTGCCTACGCTTACGCTACGGCATACCCTTTTATACCCAAATCAAAGATTTGGACAAAAGGGCAAGGCTGCCTGAAATCAATAGCCATTGGTCAATCTACTTTCACGGCGTACCGCGCGGCTGGCAACCCGCACCGCTCCGATATTGAGTTCACGGCTGGCGTAGTGCGCCAAAACCAGCGCGATGGCGGTGTCGCCGTGGCGTTTGTTGCCGTCCTGCCCGCGCGTGCGGGTGTCGGGAATGCGCGGCACGCCCTTAATCAACTCAAAGGCGCGTAGGTCAGTCAAAATGTCTTCGTCGCGTGGCAGTTTGTCCAGCGTGCCGTCTTCCAGCGCGGCTTTAAACGGCGCGGTGTGGGCGCGATACCAGTTTTCCGACAGCATCACGGCTTGCACGCGCTCGCCGCCGAATTGGTCTTGCATCGCTTCGGCAAGGTATTGTCCGTTGCCGCGCGCGTCCAAAGCCGCGCCGAGCAGGTTGGGCAAGCCGCTGAACAGATAGGCGCAGATTTGCTCTTGCTGTTTAAACGGCATATTGCCCAGCTCCAAGATAAACGGCGTGTAGAGATTAAGATTTTGCTGGCGGATTAACGGCACAATCGCGCTGCGGTCGCCGTTGCGGGCGAAATCCACGCCAACAAAGCTGTGGCGGGTGTTGTCCAACGCGGCTAACAGCGGTTTCAGGCTGCCTGAAAGCCAGTCCGCCACTTCGGCGGCGCGTTGGTGTTCGGGCAGCAGCGCAAAATCATCTGTTTGGTCGTAGCGCAGCACAGGCGTGTAGGGCGACATTCGGCTTTCTATCAGGGCGCGGTTCAGCCATTTGCCGCCGCCGTTTTTGGGAATGCAGTCCAACTCTTCGGCAGCGTCTTCGCCGTAGGATTGGCGGATTTCTGCCACCCATGCGGCTTCACCTTCGGCTGTCCATTCTATGCCGCGCCGCAGGCAGATGCGTTTATACAAGCCGTCTGCGAGCGCATCATCAAAGGTGATGCGGTGCACAGCGTAGGGCTTTTTGCCTGCACGGCAGTCGGTAATCAGCTCGTTAAATGGGTTATCCACGCCGTCATGGGTGGAGATGATGTGCACCTGCCCGCCCCACATCAGCAACGCCATTGCGGCTTTGAGTAGCTCGGGCAAGTCGTCATGGAAGGCGGCTTCGTCAATAATCACGCGCCCTTGCTTACCGCGCAGGTTGTTGGGGCGGCTGGACAGCGCGGTGATGCGCCAACCGCTTGCAAAGCGAATCACAAACGCCAACACCGCCTGCTTGTCGTCGCCATCGGCAAACACTTCTTCCGTCTCTTCCACTTCATCTGCCGCCAAGCCGTAGAACTTCGCCCAGTTGCCACAGTCGTGGATAAACTCCAACGCCATGTCTTTGTTGTAGCCGATGTACCAAACGTTCATGCCGCTGGTTTGCGCTGCCAGCAATGCGCTGTCCGCCGCCTCGCCCCACGATAAGCCGATACGGCGCGATTTTTCGCACACTTTCACATACGCGGGGTCGGCAATCCAGCGTTGCTGATAGGGCAGCAACACCATCGGCGTGCGGTTATCGTTGGGCGGATTGTGGTTTTCAGACTGCCTATTCATGTTGCAATCCCCAAAATCTGTTTACGGATTTGCTCGGCGGTGTCGTGCGACAGCCCGCCTTTTTTTATCGCCTGCGCCACTTCATCGGCGGTGGCTTGGGCGCGGGCTTTGACTTTGCCTTGATACTCTTTTAGCCGCGTGCTGGCGGAAATCAGCCCCGCGATGCGTTTCGCGCCTTCGCTAATCAAATCAAACCGCTCCATTGGCGGCAGTTCTTCATCGGGCAGCTCGCCGATTTGCACCAGCGCGTCAAACAGCTCGGTCTGCACCATTGCCATTAGGGCTTCGCTGCGGGTGTCGCCTTCGTCTGCCGCACCTTCGGCAATCAGCCGCGCCGCTTCGGTGCTGGCTTTGATGCTGGCAAAACGCCGTTCCACCTTTTGCCCATAGCGGTGCACGGCGGAACGGCTGATTTCGTAGCCCTGCGCGGTCAGCCAGTCTGCCAGCGCGGTGTAGTTGGCAAAGCCGTTTTCGGACAGCTTGCGCTCCAAGCTGTGGCGCACGGCTTCGGGTAGCGCGTCTATGCTGCTTCGGCGTGCCATATCAGCTCTCCCAGTATTTTGGCGGGCGGGCGATGCCTGCTTCGCAATCAATGGTGTATTCAGCGATGTCCACGCCGAGGCGGTTTAAATCTGCGAACCACATGCCGCTGGGCTGCTTGACCAGTTCCACCAAGCGGCGGTCTTTCAGATAGTCCAGCTGCTGGCGCAATTCTAAGGCGGTGGCATCGGGATAAATCCCGCGCATCACGTCCAGCAGGAACACTTCGCTGGACGTGTAAGGGCGGGCTTTATTGAGTGTGTTGATGATGTGCCAGCGCATACCTTCGCGGCGTGCTTTTTCGTTCATGGTTTCTTTGCGCTTTCTATTTTGTAGAGTTCGGTTAGGGTTTTGTGTATGCCGTCCATTTTGGCTTCCAGCACGGCTTGGTTGCGGATGTAGTCTTCACGCAGCACATATTCGCGCGGCAAGGCGGCTTTGAGAGCTGCAAGCTCTTGGCGGATTTCGTCGCGCTCGCGGGCGGCTTCGCGGTTGGTGTCGGAAATGGTTTTGACCCAAAACCACAGCGCGGCGGTGAGCATACTGGTTAAGCCACCGATTAAGGTTTCTACGTTGAGCGGGTTCATGGTGTGTCCTTTGCGTTCAGGCTGCCTTGCTGCTGGCGATACCACGCCTGCCAGCCTGAAACCTGTGCGGCGAGTTTTTGGCAATACGCGCCATAGCGCACCGCGTGGTCTAGCAAATGTTGGGGTGAGCCGCTGGCGGGACGCTCGGGGCGTTCATGTTTTGCCAGCAGCTCGGTAGACACAGGCGGGATTTCAGGCTGCCTAATCGGCGGCGTAGCCAAAGGCGCGGTTGTAGAGGTGCAGGCTGTGGTTGCCAATGCCGTTGTAAACAGTAGTGCCTTGATTGTCTTGATGTGTGGCATGGTGGATTTCCTTGTTCAGTTCGTGTTGCCGTTGTTCTAATTGGGCGCGGGTGGCGGCAAGCTGCTCGCCTTGCTGCTGCACCCATTGCACCGCTGTTTGCTGTTTTGCCAGTGCATCCGCCAGCGCGGCGGAATAGGCTTGCTGGGCTTTGAGCTGCTCGGCGGCGTATTGGTTTTTGATGAGCAACGTTGCCGCGTGGCATGCGCTTTGCGCCACGGCATAGCCCGCCCACGCGGATAAGGCGCAGGCAATCACAAAACCCACGCAGGCAGCCTGAAACTTGTATTTATTCCAGATTTTCAGCATCGCTCTGCCCCTTTTGGATTTGCGCCACCTGTGGCACGGCGGCGATGCCGCGTTTAATCAGCGCGTAGCCGCCGACCATGCCGCCGTATGCCCACCATAGCCACTCGGGCGCGTTGGCGGTGTGGATAAATTTGTAGGTCATGCAGGCGGCGGTGATGTTTGCCCACAGTTTGGTGTGGCTGATTTGTCCTGTGGCGGGATTGGCGATTAAGCCTGATAGCCATTTGAGTAGCTTCATTATCGTTTCCCTTTGCGTTTAGCCCGCCACGCCGCTGCTACGCCGCTGTGGCGATGTTTACGCAGCGCAACACCGCCCAATGGGTGCGGCTGCGGGCGCGGTCGGCTGGGTTTTTTTAAAGTCAGTTCAGGCGATGGCGGCGCAAGACTGGTTAGGCTTAATGCCACCAGCGCACCCAATACAACAGAGTGCCGTTTCATTTTTAGGCGGCCTCCTAGCGTTCGTTGCGCGAAACTTGCCCATTGCTGTCCAACAACGGCAACTCAAAGCGTTCAGGCTTGGGCGCAGATTTGCGTCCATCTGCCCAATCCAGCCACACATAGCCCGCCACGCGGCTCATCGCAAATGGCTTAATGTTCACCGCATTGCCCTGATTGCCGCCCAGCACCATCAAATTGCCCTGCTTGTCCTTGCCCACCACAAAGCCCACATGCCCGCCGCCCGCGCGGTCAAAAACGACTACGCAGCCATAGGCAGGTTTATCCAAGCGCGTGCCTGTGTTCAGCCAGTCTTTGGCGCGATACCAATGCTGCGGCAAAGCGCGTTTCGCTTCGCGTGCGCAGTGGGCAACAAATGTGCCGCACCACGGCGTTTCGTCGTCTTGCCACCATGCGTTTAGGCTAATCAGCCAGTTGCGAATTGTACTGTTGTGTTCTTTGCCCGCGATTTCGCGCGTGCCGATTTCGCGGCGGGCGATGGCGAGCCATGCCAGTTCAGGCTGCTGTGTATTTGGTTTGGACATAAAAAATCCCTATAACGTTGGTTATCGTTATAGGGATTATCGGGTTTTGGGGGTTAAAGGGCTTTTAATGCGCTTTAAAAAAGGAACTGAATTATTCGGGTTTGGCGGTCAGCATCACACTGGGCTGATTTGTGCTGGCAACCTTGTAAGCAATACCGCCACGCACAAATTCGCGCGCATCTTTGCTGGTTGCCGCAAGGTTGATTTGCGCGGCAACATCTTTGGGCATCGTGGGGTCATCAGGCAAAGTGGCAGCAATGAGTGCGGCTGCACCTTTTACTAATTGTTGATTTTGTTTCGGATTTTTTTCAGGCTGCCATATCACGCGCACGATTTGAATTTTGTTGTCGCTATCGGTTTCAACCGCAAGCGTTAAACCATCTGCCAAATCGCGCAGCATATTTTTCCCACCGTTTGAATTGGGTGTAGGAAATGCACTTTCAGGAATTGTTAACCCTGTTTTGCTGGTTTTAAGCTGCTTGTTGGCAGCTTTGGCATAGCTGGAAAAATCCATATTTAACGTGGGTAGCGCAATGGGGGTGCTGGCGGCTTGTGTTGTTGCGCTGACAGCAACAGGTGCAGAAACGGCAGACGGTGCGGGATTTTCGCCGCCGCAGGCTGCCAAGCCCAAGCACAACAAAAATGCGTAATGTTTCATGGCTTATTTTCTCTTGTTAGGACAGTGTTTTCCGTTGCCGCCTACGTTGCAATCGCAGGCTCTGCTGTCGTTATCGCGGTCCAGTTTTTTCCAACCTGATTTTCCAGCGGCTTTTTGGGCTTCATAGTATTTTTGCGCGGCGGCTTGGGTGGGGAAGTCTTTGCAGGTTTTTGCCAAAGCGGGGGCGGTAAGTGCCAGCATCAGCAAGGGCAGGCAAAATAGTTTTGTGGTGGTTTTCATGGTTATTCCATTTGGGCTAGTAAATATCTTTGGAAATGTTCACGACCTTGCCTACGATTTCCACATCATCAAATTCATCTAGGTTTAACTGAATTGGTGGGTAGGTTTTGTTGTCGCTTATTAACAGCAATTTGCCATCAGGCTGCGTTTGAATGCGCTTGACCCATAGCGTGTCGTTGCTGCGGATAATATAAATACTGCTGTCGCGCGGTACTTTTTTAGACATATCAACCAGCAGCATATCGCCGTTATTGATGGTCGGCTCCATGCTGTCGCCCCGCGCGGTAACGATGCTCAAATTTCTGGCGTGTAAACCGCGTTGGTGCAGCCAATCGCGGCGGAACGCTTGATAAGCGCGTGGGCTGGTTGTACCTTGCCCATCCATCCCCATCCCCGCCGATACAAGAACATCATAGTCAGGCACATAATCCAATTCATCCAAATATTTCTCATTGCTGGAACTATTCCAGTTTTGTACTTCGCCGCTGCCTAAAATAAGCCAGTTCGCGTCAATATCAAATTTTTCTATTATTTTCTGAAGCATATCAAATGGCGGACGTTGTTTTCCTTTCAGCACATCGTTTACGCGCGATGTTTTTTCACCAATTATTCCTGCAAATTCTGCGATGCTTAGGTTCTCTTGGCTTAAAAACTTCCGAATATTTCTAATAAAATTCAAATCCATAGGGAAATACTCCTAAATAATCAGGAAATATTCTTGCTTTGCTGGAAATATTCCTTTATTATTGCGCCAACATTTAAGCAAGATTGTTTAAATCTTTAATTTCTTGATTTTATCACGAAAGGTTCAGGAGATATTCCTTATGAAAGCAGAAAAAGTTAAAGCGGGGTTTCGTGAACGTGGCGAAACCATCAAATCTTGGTGCGAGGCAAACGGCTATGACCCGACTTATGTTTCGCGGATTTTGAATGGCAGCGTGAGAGCGAGTCGTGGCAAGGGGCATGAAATCGCTGTAAAGCTAGGCTTAAAGGAGCAGCCCAATGGCAACCAGTAAAAAAGGCAGCCGCATTTTGCGCGTGTTTAAGGCTTTGGAAGCGCATCCGATTATCGGCATCAGCAATAAAGAATTAGCAGAAGGTTTGGGCTTGTCGGCGGTGCATGTGAGCCGCGATTTGGAAGACTTAATTGCCGAGGGGCTGGTTACCAAATTGGATAACGGCAACTTTGCTTACAGCGTGAAAACGCTGCAAATCGCCGAGCGGTTTCGCCAGCAGCAGGAACGGCTGCAAAGCAGGATTGCCGAGATTGGCAGACGGGTTGAGATTGATTAACGGATTTTGAAAAGTCCTGACGTAAGGACTTTTGGAGAAAAAAATGAATGAAGTTGAAGTAATGGATAAAGAAGCGGTAACAGCCAATCAGAATTTTCAGGCTGCTCATAGCTTAATGGTTATGGAGCAATGGGGAAATGGAGAGATTTATAACGAGGAGCGCTGGATTGAGCGGGGGCGGCAGGCGATGCGTAAAACGGTGGAAGGGATGTTTGAGCTGGGCTGCGCGTTGATTGTGTTGAAGGAGCATACCGAGCACGGGCGATTTCTTGGCATTGTGAAAGAGCAATTTGGCATTGGTAAAAACGAAGCGGCGCGCCTAATGGCTGCCACCCAGCGTTTTGCCACCCCGCAAATGCAAAAAGCCGCGCCTAAGTTGATGGATTTGGGCAAGTCCAAACTGCTGGAACTGTTGGTAGAGGAAGACGTTACCTTAATCGGGCTGGCGGAAGGCGAGGAAGTGAACGGCATGACGCTGGACGATGTGGACAGGATGACGGTGCGCGAGCTGCGCTTGGCGCTGCGCGAGAGCCGCGAGGACGCGAAAGCTAAAGACGAGGTGTTGGCGGGCAAAAACGCCAAGATTGATGAGCTGGCGGAGAAGCTGGAAAAGGCGAAAAAGAAAGGCGGCGTGAGAGAGCCTAGCCCTGCCGATGTGGGCAATGAATTGAATATGGCGGTGGGCGCAAAAGAGGTGGCAATTCGCAGCCAGCTGGCGCAATTGGGGGATTATTTCGCGCAGATGGCGGCGCACGAGCAGGCGCATGGTTTGTCGCATCAGGCGCGGATGGTGGGGGTGCTGAACCAAATCATTATGGATTGCCAGCATCTGCGCGACCAATACGGGCTGCCTGAAAACACGGGTGATGACGGTGTGCCTGAATGGTTGCAGCCTGAAAGCGAGTAGCCACGATGAATGCGGTATTGAACGAGCGTTTACGCGCTATTGCCGCGCAGCTGGATGCTTTGCCACGAGGCGGCAAGACCGAGTTTATCCGCACGCAGGCGGCAAAACTGAATATGAGTGCGGCAAAGTTATACAAAGAGCTTGAGCGGGTGATGGTTAAACCTGCGCGTAAACGCCGCGCCGATGCAGGCAAAACGGCGTTGAGCGAGCGCGATGCGCAGATGATTTCCGCCTTGTTGATGGAAACGATGCGCAAAAACGGCAAGCGGCTGATGACCGTGGAAAGGGCGGTGGAAATGTTGATAGCGAATAAAGAGATTGACCCTGTGCGCATAGACAGGGAAACGGGCGAAGTGAGCACCTTATCGGTGAGCACGATTACGCGCGGTTTGCGCAATTACAAGCTGCACCCCGACCAGCTGTTGCAGCCTGCGCCTGTAACCCGATTGCAAAGCCTGCACCCGAACCATGTGTGGCAGATTGATGCGAGCGTGTGTGTGTTGTTTTACCTGCCGCGCACGGGCAAGGACACGGGGCTGCGGATTATGCGCTCGGACGAGTTTTACAAAAACAAGCCGAAAAACGTGGTGAGTATTGAGCAAGACCGCGTGTGGCGGTATGTGGTAACCGACCATTGTTCAGGCTGCCTGTTTGTTTGGTATGTGTTTGGCGGCGAGAACAGCGAAAACCTGTGCGAGACCTTTATCCAAGCGATGCAGCCCAAGGCGGATAGGTTGAAAGACCCGTTTTGCGGTGTGCCCAAAAGCGTGATGCTTGACCCTGGTTCGGCGAACACGGGACATGGGTTTAAGCACCTGAACAAACAGCTGGGTGTGGAAGTCATCATCAACAAGGTGGGCAACCCCCGCGCCAAAGGGCAGGTGGAAAACGGCAACAATCTAGTAGAAACGCTGTTTGAAAGCAGCCTGAAAATGGTGCAGGTGCATTCTATTGATGAGCTGCAAGCCTATGCCAACCGCTGGATGCGTTATTTCAACAGCGAGCGCAAGCATAGCCGCCACGGCATGAGCCGTTATCAGGCTTGGCAGAAAATTGCTGCCGATGAGCTGTTAATCCCACCACCTGCGGATTACTGCCGCGAGCTGGTGTTGAGTATGCCGCAGGAGCGCAAAGTGAAAGCGGAATTGGAAATTGAGTTTGAAGGACGGCTGTTTGATGTGAGCAAGGTGCCGTTTGTGTTGGTGGGCGAGAAATTGACGGTTGCCAAAAACCCGTGGAAGCAATATTCGGCGCAGGTGCGCTGCTATGACGAGACGGGCAAGGAATACTGGCTGGAAGTGCCCGAAGTGGTACGCAATGCGTTTGGTTTCCGCGAGAACGCCGCCATCATCGGCGAAAGCTACCGCGCCCATACCGACACCGCCGCGCAAACCCACGCCAAAGAACTGGAAAAAATCGCCATGCAGGCGGAGACGCTGGACGAGGCGGCGCAAAAACGCAAAAGCAAAACCCTGCCTTTCGGCGGGCGGATTGACCCGTTTGCCCATCAAGAGCAAGCGTTGGAACGCAATCAAAAAATCGGCTACGTGCCCAAGCGTGGTCGGCAAATGGATTACAACCGCATGGATGTGCAGGCGGCGACGTTGAACAAAGTGGAACTCGCCAAGATGCTCAAACCGCGCATTGAAGCGCAAGGCGGCGATTGGACGACGGCAGCGCAACGGCTGCAAGAGCTGTATCCCAACGGTGCAGCGGAAAGCGAGCTGGAAGAGGTGCTGGAACGCATCACCTACGCGCCGAAGCTGCGATTACTGACGGGGACACACGGATGAGAGCCAGCGACGTTTTAACCCAAATTGGCAAAAGCTCGCGCCAAGCGGCGGCGGAAATCGGCATCAGCAAAACCATGCTGCTTAATTTCTTAAACCACGGCAAGCCGCCGCAGCGGCGCAGAGCAACCATTTGCCAGCAGATACAAGATTATTTCCAACACAAGGGCGTGGACGTTTCAGGCTGCCTGAAACCGCCCGCCATACCGAACGAACCCAACCCCGAAAAGGATAACGAAATGCTTTTAAGAAAATCGGCTTTATCGCTTGCCACACGGCAACACTTTGGCTTAACGCGCGACCCATTCCATGACGAAATCCGCACCGCGCAAGATGTGTATTTAACCCCCGATGCGCGTTATGTGCGCGAGGCGATGTTCCAAGTGGCGACGCAGGGCGGCTTTATGGCGGTGGTGGGCGAAAGCGGCGCGGGCAAATCCACTCTGCGCGAAGACCTGCAAGACCGCATCAACCGCGAAAACAAGCCTGTGATTTTGATTGAGCCGTATGTGCTGGCGATGGAGGATAACGACCAAAAAGGCAAGACGCTGAAAGCGGTGCACATTGCCGAGGCGGTGCTGGAAGCGGTGTCGCCCAACACCTCGCCCAAGTGCAGCCCCGAGGCGCGTTTCCGCCAAATCCACAACGCGCTGATTGAGAGCGCGAAAGCAGGCAACAAGCATGTGTTGATTATTGAAGAGGCGCACGGCTTGCCGCTGCCTACATTGAAACACCTGAAACGCTTTTTTGAACTGAAAAACGGCTTTGAACGGCTAATCGGCATTGTGCTGATTGGGCAGACCGAGCTGGCGCAGAAGCTATCGGAGAACAATCCGAATGTGCGCGAGGTGGTGCAACGCTGCGAAGTGGTAACCCTGCAACCGCTGACCGACGGCAAGCTGGCGGGCTACTTGAAGCATAAGTTTGCCCGCGCGGGCGCGGATGCCGGTCAAATCTTAACCGATGATGCCATCGATGCCATCGCCGCGCGGCTCACGGTTACATCACGCGCCAGCAAAGGGCTGGAACAGCATAGCCTGCTATATCCGCTGGCGGTAAACAATTTGGTCTCCGCCGCCATGAATGAAGCCGCGCAGTTGGGCTTTGATAAAGTGGACGCGGATATTGTGAAGGGGGTGTGAGATGCGACTGTACAAATTAAGTGAATTGCTGTCTGCAATATTTGCCAGCGCGGGGATGTTTTTCTATCTGGGAACGCTGGCGGCGCACAGCGCACAGGCTGCGCCCGCCGCGCCTGCACGGCAGCCTGAAATCGTGGTGTACACCTGCGACAACCTGCACCACGCGCCGCCCGCCAGCCAATACCCTACCGACCACGCCGCCCGCTACGCGCTGCAACGTTTGCATTATGCCTGCCAAGCCCAAAGCGAAGCCCTTGCCCTAGCCACGCTGTGGCAGCAAAACCCCGCCGCCGGCGAAGTGTTAGAACCCCACCCCGAGGAGCAACAGCCATGATCCGCTACACCGTGTACTTACCCAGCCATACCCACGACCCGCTGCCGATTGGCGCGATTGACTACCGACCCGCCGCCAACCAAGCCGTGCTGCAATTGGACGGCAAAAACGCAGAGACGTTTTACAGCGTGGCAGCCGCCATGCACCGCGTGCAGGCACGTTACCCCAGCGCATTCTTGGAGGACGGCGAATGAATATCATCAAAGAGTACAGCCTAGAAATCCGCATTACGCGGCAAGACGGCAAACTCGGCTGCGATATTACCAACCATGATGGCGTGTTGCTCTACGGTGCAATGCCCGAATACAGCCACGAAAACGATGCGATTTACGCCGCGCTGCACGGGTTGGCAACGCAAAACAACTTTTCAGGCTGCCTGAAAGAAGCGGAGAGCACATGAAAACCCGTTGCCCCTGCTGCGGTGCAGAAAACAGCCTAGACGCGCTGATTGCCCATGAGGGCGCACGCCAAGTGGTGTGGGCGGCGGCGCAGGTGGGCGGCGAAGTGGGCAAGCTGGCGGTGCAATACATTGCGCTATTCCGCCCCGCCAAAACCGCGCTGACCTTTGAGCGCATGGCAAAGCTGCTGGGCGAGCTGCTGCCCGATATGGAACGCGGGGCGATTTGCCGCAACGGCTTGGAATATCCCGCCCCGCATGAAGCATGGCTTTATGGCTTTCGCGAGCTGCTGGCGCGGCGCAATGCAGGCAGCCTGAAACTGCCCTTAAAGTCGCACGGCTATTTGTATGAAGTGATAAGCAGTTGGCAAGGGCAAGGTTTGCAAACGCTGCCCGCTGCGCCCGAGCAGAGGCAGCCTGAAAATAGCCAAACGCTCAACGCCGCCATGACTTTACAAGGAATGCGCCGATGAACCCGCCCAAAATGCCCGACTGGGCATACAACCAAATGATAGACGGCTTGCAAAAGCTGTTGGTGCTGCGGCTGCAAGGCTCGCCGCCTGCCGACACCATCGGCGCGCTGGCGATGGTATGGGAAGAAGCACTTACGCCAATCACATGGGCATGGCAGCCTGAAACCGATGGCGCACGCTTGCCCGCAGCTTTTCGCAGGCTCATCAGCCAAGCGGAAAAATGGGCGCAACCCGCGCAGCTGATTAAGCAAATTCCGCCGCGTACCGAGCCGCCCGTATCCGCCCTGATAGAAAACAAGCGCAGCCCGCCGAGCGCAGCCGAGCGCGAACTCGCCAAGGCGCAGGTGGCGCAGATGTTGAACCGATTAACCCAAAGTAAACGATTTTAGGAGAATCCTATGCAAGACTTAGATTTAACCCAATACCGCCAAGACGCGCGCGGCAATTTAGTCCCCATTGCCAATATCAAGCCGATTGATTTAGCGCGCGACGAGCTGGTGCAGGAGATATTTTTTGCCGTGGAAACCGCCATGCACGATTTGGAGCAGGCGCGGCGCGGTGGCATTGAAGATGTGCGCGCCTTTGTGGAGCTGGCTGCCGAGAAGTACGGCGTTAAACCCAGCAAAAAAGGCAACGTAACCCTGCACAGCTTTGACGGCAGCCTGCGCGTAACCGTGGCGATGGCAGATGTTTTAACCTTTGACGAGCGGCTGGTTGCTGCCAAATCCCTGATAGACGAGTGCCTAGCCGAGTGGACGCAAGACAGCCGCCAAGAGTTGAAAACCATTGTGCAGCAGGCGTTTGACGTAAACAAAGAAGGCAATATCAGCACCGCCAAAGTGCTTGCCCTGCGCAGCTACAAAATTGACGACGAGAAATGGCAGCGCGCCATGAAAGCCATAGACGACAGCCTGCACACCCAAACCACGCGCGAATACATCCGCATCCACAGGCGCAACGAGCAGGGCAAATATGTTCAGGTGGGCGGCGAGCTTGGCTTTAAGGCAGCCTGAAATCCAATCGCCCCACAAAACCCGCAACGGCGGAGCGGCAAATCCGCCCCTTTTAAAACTTTACCAACAGGAGTAACACCATGAATAAATCCGAACTGATTAAACAAATCGCTGACCGCGCAGGGCTATCGCAAGCCAAAGCGGGCGATGCGCTGGATGCGTTTTGCGCCAGCGTGATTGATGCGCTCTCGCAAGGCATCGAAGTAACCATCATCGGCTTTGGCACGTTTAAGGTCAGCGACCGCGCCGAACGCAAGGGGCGCAACCCGAAAACAGGCGAAGCGATAGCGATACCCGCAAGCCGAGCGCCCAAATTCAGCGCGGGCAAGGCGTTGAAAGACGCAGTCAAATAAACCGCAGGCAGCCTGAAACGTACCACCGCTTTCAGGCTGCCTTTTTAGGAGCGACATCATGACAAGCAACACCATCAAACCCCGCCTTATTCGCCTGATCCACATCGCCAAGCAGCAAGTGGGCATGAATGACATCGACTACCGCGCTTTGCTGGCGACCGTATCGCGCGGCAAAACCAGCAGCAAAGCCTTATCGGTGGAACAATTGGAAACCGTGCTGCGCCACATGAAGGCGCATGGCTTTGTGGCGGCGGTGAAAACGCCTGACGGGCGCGAACGATACCGAGATTTGCCTGAGCAGCAGAAAAAAATCCGCTCGCTGTGGTTGGAGCTGCACGAAGCGGGCGCGGTGCGGATAGCGGCGGAAAGCGCGATGTTTGCCTTTTGCCAAAAGCATGGCGGCGAGCGCTGGTACGAAGACACCGATGCCATGCGCGATATTATCGAGCGGCTGAAAAAGTGGTTGGCGCGCTTATGAATGATGCAGATAACGGCGGGTTTAACCCGCCTTTTTTTGCGCCAGCCCAATCCGCCTCCGCCGCGCGGGGCATTTTCAGGCAGTCTGAAACTTGATAAAATATTGTTTATCAAAACATTTTTGAAACAATGTTGCAAAAACGAAAGGACACAACATGGCAGACAGCCGCATCCCCGAGCTGATTGCCGATTTGGAAGACCAAGCCTGCGCCTGCCTGCTGGCGCACGTTCCGCAAATCAGCCGCCCGACCGCCATCCAAATCAGCAAGCAGCTCTCGCGCCATATCACCGACAACTGGCGCGGGCAGATTATCTATTTCCCCAAAAACACAGGCGGCGAGCTGGACGAGCGCGACCGGCAGATTTGGGCGGAATTTGACGGCAAAAACCACCAGCAGCTGGCGAAAAAATACAACCTTGCCACCCAGCAGATTTACCAAATCATCAAGCGCGCCCGCGCGGCGGATTTGCAGGCGCGGCAAAGGAGTATTTTTGATGAGTAACCCCAGCCCCAACCACGGCGCGTTTGCCCCACGCGCCGATTTTTTTCGCCTGCCACCTCGCCTTTAATCCAAAAATAGCAAATAGACCAAAATAGACCACCCCAGCAGCGCGATGCACGAACGAAACGAGCGTTTGTCTATCCCATGCCATCAACGCGCTTAAAACGCAACAGAGCGCGATTTTTGCCCGCAGCCGTTTTCAGGCTGCTTTTTTTAATGCACGTTAAAAGAATTTCAGGCTGCCTATCCGCATAATCCGCTGCAACCAATCTATGAGACCGAACCATGCGCCATGAAATCTTTCGCGCTGGCACTCGCACGGACAACAACGGGCGCACGATTACGATTACCCCCGAGCAGGTTGACGCGATTGCCAGCCACTATTCCCCCGAAAAGCACGAAGCCCCCATCGTGGTCGGACACCCCAACACCAACGCCCCCGCATACGGCTGGGTAGGCAGCCTGAAAGCGGAGAACGGCAAGCTGTTTGCCGACTTCGCGCAGGTAGATGACGACTTTGCCGAGCTGGTGCGCAAGGGGCGATATAAAAAAGTTTCCGCCAGCTTCTATCCGCCCAACCACCCGAGCAACCCGCAGCCTGATAACTGGTATCTGCGCCATGTAGGCTTTTTGGGCGCACACCCGCCCGCTGTGAAAGGGTTAGCGGCGATTGATTTTGCCGATAATGAAGACGGCGTGGTGTCGTTTGGCGAGAGTGATTGGCTGCTGAGCCGAATGCTGCGCAATCTGCGCGAGTGGCTGATTGGCAAGGACGGCATAGAAGCCGCCGACCGCGTGCTGCCTGACTGGCAGATTGAAGCCGTTGCGCCGCCGCCCGCACCTGAACCCGAAGCCATGCCGAATAATTTTTCTGAACCCCGTGATAAGGACGACACCATGACCCCTGAACAACAATTAGAAGCCGAGCGCAAAGCGCGTGAGCAAGCCGAAGCCGAAGCCAAGCAAGCCCGCGACGAGCTGGCGAAACTGCAAGCCGAGCAAGACAAAGCCCTGCGCGATGTCGCGCATCAGCAAAACGCCGATTTTGCCGAAGGCTTGGTCAAAGCAGGCAGCCTGAAACCTGCCGATAAAGATTTGATTGTTGCGGTGCTGGATTGCGCCGATTACCCCGACACCGCGCCCGCCGATTTTGGCGAAGGCAAAAAGCTGTCGGACGCGCTGAAAGATTTTTTGCGCGGCGGCAAGCCGATTTTGGCAGCGGGCGAAATTGCCACCACCGATAAAGCCAACCCGTCTCCCGCAGGCAGCAGCGACTTTGGCGAATACGCCGACCCTGCCGCGCAATCGCACCACGAACGCGCCCTTGCGTTGGCAAAACGCGAAAACATCTCTTACGAAGAAGCGGCACGCCGCACCGTCCAATAACCCCTGCATAAAGGAAACCTGATGAGCACTTCCCATTTACGCAATCTGCGCGGGCAGATTGACCCCGTTTTAACCAACCTTGCGCTGGGCTACAAGCAAGCCGAGTTTATCGGCGAAAAGCTGTTCCCTGTGGTGTTTACCGATAAAGAAGGCGTGAAAGTGCCTAAGTTTGGCAAAGGCTCGTTTGTGGAATACGAAACCGAACGCGCGGTGGGCGCAGCCAGCAATGTGATTACGCTGGATACGCCGCATTATTTGCCGATTGTGCTGGAAGAGCACGATTTGATGGTGGGCGTGGACTACCGTGAGCGCGCCGAAAGCCTGTTTGATGAGCAAACCAAAGCCACGCGCCGCGCGGTGATGGGCGTGCAGCTGCGGCAGGAATTGGAAGCGGCGGCGTTGCTGCAAGCCAAGCAATCTTATGAAAGCGGGCATTACAAGGATTTGTCCGCCGCAACCCAATGGAGCGATGCCAACGCCAACCCCGTGAAAGATGTGGCGGATGCGAAAGAAACCGTCCGCGCGGCGTGTGGCGTGAAGCCGAATGTGCTGGTGCTGGGCGCAAGCGTGGCACACGCGTTGTCGTACCACCCTGCGTTGCAAGCGATGCTGGGCAGCGGTGAGCGCAAACTGATTACGCTGGATTTGCTGAAAATCTTGTTTGAAGTAGATGAAGTCGTTATCGGCAACGCCGTTTCTGCGCCTGCGCCAAATAAGCAAACCCATGACGTGTGGGGCAAATTTGCCGCGCTGATTGTGCGCCCGACCGTGCACAGCTCGGGCAACGACGAAGGCGAGCCTGCCTTTGGCTACACCTTCCGCCGCAAGGGTATGCCCGTGGTTGACCGCTTTGAGCAAAACGGCGGCAAAACGGAATACGCCCGCTATACCGACATCCGCAAGGTGGCTGCCGTGGGCGGCGCGTGTGGGTTCTTGTTTGATAAGGCTGTTTAATTGATTTTCAGGCTGCCTGAAACGATGAGGCAGCCTGAAAAGGAGTAAGTATGAAAAAGCTAGAAGGCTATCAATTAGCCGCTTTGATTGAACGCGCGGAGTATCAACGCTTTGGCGCAACCGCCACCGTGTGCGCGTTGATTTTGAATAATGGCTTTGTGGTGATTGGTGTTTCAGGCTGCCTGAACCCCGCCGATTTTGATGAAGCCATTGGGCGTGATACCGCCTACAAAGACGCGTTTGCCAAATTATGGGAGCTGCAAGGCTTCCACCTGAAAACCCTATTTGCAGAAAGTGAGGCTTCCGATGACTCCAACTAAAAAAGTCGTGCTGGTAACCACCGCCCAAGCCGCTGCGCCGATTGTGGCGAACCGCTTTATCGGCTTTGATGGCAAGCAAGCCAAAGCCGCCGCGCCTGTGCTGGGCGTATCTCCGCGCGATGCCGAAGCGGGCGACACAATGGCGGTGGAGTGCATCGGTATTGCGCTGGTGGAAGCAGGCGGCGCGGTTGCCGCAGGCGCAAAAGTGGCTGCCGATGCCAACGGCTGCGCAGTGGCGGGCGAGACCCAAGCCGCAGGCTATGCCGTAACCGCTGCCACTGCGGCGGGCGAAATCATCGCTGTGCTGCTGAAAGGGTAAGCCATGACGAAATTCTATCTTGCCAACACCCCGCTGATTTTAACCAACGATGAGGGAGTAGATTACCGCGTAGAGCGCGGCGAAGTGGCAGAGTTGAGCGACGCGCAGTATGAGCAGGTTGCCGCGCACGTTACGCCTGTCGGCACGCCCGAGCTGATGCAGCCTGAAAGCAAAACGGCAGCAGACGGGCAGCCTGAAAACGAAATCACACCCGAACCGCAGCCTGAAAACGAAGCGGCGGCAAATGCAGACAGCGACCCTGCGCCGCAGCCTGAAAAAGCCAAGCGCGGCAAGGGCGACAAAGCCGAGTAAGCCGCCATGTATATCAACGCCGATGATTTAGCCCGCGCCATGAGCAAAGCCGAGCTGACACAGCTGACCAATGATGACCCGCGCGCCACCGAGCCGAATGATGATGTGGTGCAAACCGCCATTGCCTACGCCTGCGATTTGGCAGACGGCTATTTGAGCGGGCGTTATCCGCTGCCGCTGGCGAGTGTGCCGACCATTCTGCCGCCGCTGTGCATTAACATTGCGCGGCACTTTTTGCACGCGCGGCGGATTAACCGCGCCGATTTCCCGAAAACACTGGAAACCGCCTACCAATCCACGCTCAAAACGCTGGAACAAATCCGCGACGGCAAAATCCACATCGGCATAGATACCGACAACAAACCCCGCCAGCCCGAGCGCGGCGCGTATCACGTCCGCGCGGCGGAAAAGCACGATTGGAGCGGCTACTGATGTCTGCCACCCAGCCGATTATTGACGCGCTGCGCGACCATGTGCAGCAGGCGATTCCGTGGGTGCAGGTGGACGAGTTCCCCGAACGCCCCGAGGATTACCAGTTTATCCACCCCACAGGCGCGGTGCTGGTGGCGTATCAAAGCAGCCAGTTCACGCGGATTGAAGGCTTGGGGCATATCGCCCAGCAGCGCGACATCACGCTGCAATTAACCGTGATTGGCGCAAGCCTGCACGGCGAGAGCGGCGCGTTGGCGATTTTGGATGCGGTGCGCCTTGCCGTTGTCGGCTTTGCTCCGCCCAACTGCCTGCCCTGCCATTTAATCCGCGAGCAGTTTTTAAGCGAGACCGCAGGCGCATGGCAATACGCGCTCACGGTGCAGACCGAAACCCAGCAGGTAGAGCACAGGCAGCCTGAAAACCTGACCACCCTTGTGCGCACGCTGCACCGCCAGCGCGGCGCGCCGCTTGACCCCCAGTTAAAACCCAAACAGCCATAGGAGACACCACATGGCAGCAGCATTCCACCACGGTTCAGAAACCATCCGCATTGACGGCGGCTCATCCCCCGTTTACACCGTTGACGGCGCGATTACCGCCATCATCGGCACCGCCCCCGCAGGCGCGGTCAACGAATTAACGATGTGCCAAACCGCCAAAGACTTTGCCAAGTTTGGCACCGCCACAGGTAAAGGCTTTACCATCCCCGATGCCACTCATATTTGGACGCGCTATCAATCGGGCGTGGCGTATGTGGTCAACGTGTGCGACCCCGCGCGGCACAAATCCAGCGTAACAGGCGAAGCCTTAACCATAGACCCCGACACGCTCATCGCCCGCACTGCGCACGGCGCAATCCAAGCAAGCAGCTACACGCTCAACGGCAATGGCGGCGCGTTGGTGGAAGGGCGCGATTATGTGGTGAACGATTTGATTACTGGCGAAATCCAATTCAAAACCCTGCCCACCACACCCACCGCCGATTACAGCTACACCGACCCCGCCAAAGTAACCGAAGCCGACATCATCGGCGGCTATGTGGCGGCAACGGGCAAACGCACGGGCATGGAGCTGGTCAAAGAAGGCTTTAACCGCTTTGGCGCGGATGCCAAAATCATCATCGCCCCCGAGTTTGACCGCACCGCCACCTGCGCCGCCGCGCTGATTACGCTGGCGGACAACCTGAACGCCATTGCTTATGTGGACGCGCCGCGCGGCACCACATTGAGCCAAGCGATTACAGGGCGCGGCAACTTGGGCAGCATCAACTTCAACACATCCAGCGACCGCGTTCAGCTCTTTTTCCCACACGTTGTCGGGCTGCTCGGCGTAGAAAGCCTAGCCACCCATGCCGCAGGCTTGCGCATGAAAACCGATGTGGAACACGGCTACTGGTTCAGCATTTCCAACCGCGAATTAAGCGGCGTAACAGGCTTGGAAATCGGCTTAACCGCTCGCGTGGACGACCCGCAATCGGAAACCAACCGCCTAAACGAAAAAGGCATCACCACCGTGTTTAACAGCTACGGCACGGGCTACCGCCTGTGGGGCAACCGCTTGGCGTGCTTCCCCAGCGTATCGCACATCAAAAACTTTGAAACCGCGCAGCGTACAGGCGATGTGATAGACGAGAGCCTGCGCCGCTTTGACCTGCAATACATGGACTTGCCGATAGACGAAGCCCTGCTGGATACGCTGTTGGCGGGCTACCGCACCTACTTTGGCACGCTGCAATCCATTGTTGGTTTTACTGTGGACTTGGATTACGACTACGACCTTGTGGACGCGTTTTCCAAAGGGCAAGTGCCGATTGTGTATGAATACACGCCCAAGTTGCCGATGGAGCGCGCCACCAATACCAGCGTGATGACACGCAAATATTTGGCGAACTTGGTATCCAGCAGCTAATCGTTTAAATCAACACAAGGACAATCAACATGAGCGAAATCAACGCCATTTACAACGCCAACGTCTATCTCAACGGCACCAACCTAATGGGGCAAGCCGCCGAGTTTAAAATGCCCGAGATAGAAATCAGCCAAGACGAGCATAAAGGCTTGGGCATGGTCGGCACCATCAAACTGCCCAGCGGCGTGGAAGCCTTGGAAGGTGAGATTACTTGGAACAGCATTTATCCCGCCGTTGCCGAAAAAGCCTATCATCCGTTTAAAGCCGCCCAGCTGATGGTGCGCGGCAACCTGCAAACCTTTAACGCGGCAGGTCTCAAAACCGAAGCCCCCGTGGTGGTAACCGCCACCGTGATGTTCAGCAAAAACGCGGTCGGCACGTTTAAGCCGAAGGAAAAATCGGAGCATCCGACTACCTTTCAGGCGCACGAAATCCGCGTGGTGATTGCGGGGCGCGAGACCTTGTATTACAACGCGTTTACCAATGTTTACCGCGTCGGCGGCGTGGACGCGTTGAGCCAGTTCCGCAAGAATATTGGCGCGTAAGCCTGAAACAACAAAACCAATCTTTCCCGATGTCAGGAAAGATTGGTTTTTTAATGCGCGTTAAAAGCCGTTTAGGCAGCCTGAAACGATAATTTGCCGTGTTTTTAACCCCTTTAAGACAAGGAAACCATGATGGCAACGACCGCAAAACAACTGACCCAAAGCCTAAACGGCGAAACCACTATTGAACTTGCCTACCCCGTGCGCTTGGCAACGGGCGCGGTGTTAGACAAAGTAACCGTGCGCCGCCCGCGTGTGGGCGATTTGCGTGCGGTGGCGCACATTGCCAGCGAAGCCGAGCAAGGCTTGGCGTTGGTGTCGCAGATTACAGGTTTAGTCCCCGAAGATTTGGATATGCTGGATTTAAAAGACTTGGAGCGCATTCAAGCCACCTTTCGCGCCCAAAGTGAACAGCAGCCTGAAAACGCAGCAGACGCTTGATGCCACGCTGCTTGCCGCCTGCGCCGATATGGCGTGGTGGTTTGGCTGGAGCGTGCAGGAGATTTACGAGCTGCCGATAAACGAATTTGCCGACTGGCTAGATGAAGCCAATCGGCAAATTAGGGAGCGGTATCGGAAGGGTTAGGGCTTTTTAGCTATGTGGCGGGCAAGCAGCGCGGTTTCTTTGAACAGCCCCGCTGTATCGCGTAGCACATAGTAGCCACCCCATGCTGCGCCTATGGCAACTGCCACCACCGCCAGCGCGCCAAAGGCAAAAGCGAGTACACCAATCAGAGCAAGCATTTTGTTTCCTTCCATAAAAAATATTATTCGTTTCATAAGGATAAAGCATGGCGGCGGAATTATCAATAGCCATCAATATCGGCGCAGCGGTGGGCGGCGCAGTAGCGGCGATTCGTTCGGTGCTGGGCGGCACGCGCGATTTAGCCAGCAGCGTGTCTATTTTGCAACGCCAGTATGATGTGTTGGGGCGTGCCATTCGCCGCGCCAGCGCATCGGGCAGCGCGGATTTGGCGCGGTTGCAGCGGCAGCAAGCTGAGCTGGGGCAAACCTTAAACCGCATGAACCGCCGCCATACACAACTCCAAGCCATTCAAACACGCTTGGAATTAGGGCGCAACGCGCGCGAACAGCTGCGCAGCGAAGCCATGAGCGTGATAGCGGGCGTGGGGGCAACTTTGCTGCCCATCAAAGTCGCAATGGACTTTGAAAGCAGCATGGCGGATGTGCGCAAGGTGGTGGATTTTGACACGCCGCAGCAGTTCCAACAGATGCAACAAGACCTGCTGGATATGACCCACCGCATTCCGATGGCGGGTAAAGAGCTGGCTGCCATTGCCGCCAGCGGCGGGCAGCTGGGCATTGCGCGGCAAGATATTGCGGGCTTTACCGAAACCGTTGCCAAGATGTCGGTGGCGTTTGATATGTCGGCGGATGCAGCGGGCGACAGTATGGCGAAGCTGGCTAACGTGTATGAAATTCCAATTGCCCAAATCGGCAAGCTGGGCGATGCCATCAACCATCTATCCAACAGCAGCCCCGCCAAAGCCAGCGATATTGTCACTGCAATGGGGCGCGTGGGCGGCGTGGCGAAGCAGTTTGGTTTAACCGAATTGCAAACGGCTTCGCTGGCGAATGCGTTTATCAGCTTGGGCAAACCGCCCGAAGTGGCAGGCACAGCCATCAATGGCATGCTGACCAAGCTGCAAACGGCGGATAAGCAGGGCGCGAAGTTTCAGGCTGCCTTAAAGGCAATGGGCACATCGGCGCAGGAGCTAAAAAAGAACATCGCGCAAAACGGTGAGCAAGCCTTGTTGGATTTTTTGAAACAGCTCAACAAACTGCCCAAAGCCGACCAAATGGGCACGCTGGTGGATTTGTTTGGCTTGGAATACGCCGACGATGTAGCCGTGCTGGCGGGCAGTATTGAGACCTATCAAAAATCCATCAACGCGCTTAAAAACACGGGCAAAGACGGCAAACCTGTCTTTGAGGGCAGCATGGATAAAGAGTTCGCCGCCCGCAGTGCAACCACGGCAAACAACTGGCAGCTATTTAAAAACCAGATGGCACATTTAGCCATCAGCATCGGCTCGGTGATGCTGCCTGCGGTGAATGATTTGTTGAACAGCTTAAAGCCGATGGTGGAGCAGTTTATCCGCTTTTCGCAAGCGCACCCTAGCCTGATTAAAAATGTTTACCTAGCCATTGCTGCGTTTGCGGGCTTTAAGGCGGGCAGTCTAGTTGTTCGCTATGGTTTTAGCCTGCTTGGCAGCCTGCTGTTTGGCACGGTAGGCAAAATTTTGTCGTTTAACGCGGCTTTGCTGCGGGTGCGCGGCGCAATGCAGTTGCTGCGCTTTGGACGTGGCATTGCGGCGTTTCGTTTGCTGGGCTTGTCGGCAAGAAGTGCCCGCATGGTTTTATCGGCATTCTCCCGCATCGGCGGCGCGGTTTCAGGCAGCCTGCGCCTGCTCGGCTCGGGCTTGGGCTGGGTGCTGCGCGGCTTTGCTACGCTGGGCAGCTATATTCCCATGTTGATGCAGGGCTTTGCCCGCTTGGGCGCATTTTTGCTGGCAAACCCCATCGGCATTGCGCTGGGCTTGCTGGCAACCGCCGCTTATTTGCTCTACACACGCTGGGACGGCGTGGTCGGCGGGGCGAAGCTGCTGTGGCAGGGTTTGTCCAGCACGGTGGGCGCGGTGGCAAATGCGATTACAGGCTTTTTTGCCAACGCGTGGGCAAACGTGCAAAGCGCGTTTAACGGCGGCTTGTCGGGCATCTTGGCATTGATTGCCAACTGGTCGCCGCTGGGCGTGTTTTATCAGGCGTTTGCCGCTGTGATGAGCTGGTTTGGCGTTACCCTGCCCGCGCAGTTTACAGGCTTCGGCGGTATGCTGATTGACGGCTTGGTCAACGGCATTCAGGCTGCCGCAGGGCGCGTGATGGCTGCGATTCAGAACTTGGCGCAGCGGGCTAAAAACGCCTTTGCCAGCGTGATGGACATCCATTCCCCCAGCCGTGTGTTCCGTGCGTTCGGCGGCTATATCACGCAGGGCTTGGCGATTGGCGTAAACCAAGGCGCGCCGCTGCCTGTGAGCCGTGTGGCGCAGTTGGCGGGCAGCCTGAAAAACCGTTTTGCCGAGCGCATGGGCGGCTTTCGCAGCGATTTGTCGGCGCGTTTGTCGGCAGGCGCGGACGGCTTGCGCCAAGCCCGCAGCGAGCAGCAGGCGCAGCAGCAGGGCGCAAACAGCGGCAGCGTGGTGGTGCATTTTGCCCCGACGATTAACGCCTCCAGCGGCAATCGGCAAGAAATTGAAACGGCATTGCAAATGGGGCTGCGCGAATTTGAACAACTGTTCCGCCGCATGATGGCGGAGCGCGAGCGGAGGGCGTATTGATGTTTGCGCAATTGGGCGATGTAACGTTTGAGCTGCTGGGCAGCTTCGCCAGCTTGGAGGAAACCCACGCGGCGCAGTTTGCCCAGCATGATGTGCTGGCGGGGCGACCGCGTTTGCAGGCAATGGGCAATGCGCTGACCGAGCTGCGGTTTAGCCTAAAACTGCATTGGAAGCTGGGCGATGTGGACGCGGCGTATCACGGGCTGATTGCCGCCAAAGAAGCGCAGCAGGCGGTGAGTTTGGTGTATGGCACGGGGCGGTTTGTCGGATGGTTTGTGATTGAGCGGCTCACGGCGCGCACCTTGCAGATGGATAAAAACGGACGTACCGCCGCGCGGGAAATAGACGTAGAACTAAAAGAATTTGTCGGCGACCCAAACAACCCGCTGCCTGCGCCTGCGGTGGTTGCGGGCGAACAAAACCCGCTGCTGGCAATGCTGCCTGAAAGTATGCAAAACGCGCTGAATCCCATTGCGGAAAAAATCGGCACGGCGGTCAAAATCTATCGCGCGGTGGAAGACGACATCGGCGCGATGCAAAACCTGATTCAGACGGCGCGGGAGATTAAAAACGACCCCGCAGGCGTGCTGAATTTGGTGGGAGATGTGCTGGGCGTGGCGGGCGGCGCGCTTGACCATTTAAACGGGCTGCCTGAAATCGTGCAGAGCTTTGGCGATTTGGCGGGCGCGGCGCAGTTTGCCGCCCAAGCGGCGCAGGCGGCGCAGCAGATGGGCAGCGCGGTGGGCGAATTTCGCGCGGGGATAGAGAGCGGCAGCGTGGGCGGCTGGTTTGGCGCAGGCGTTGCCGCGCTGGATGCGGCGGCGGAAAGTTTGGGCAACGGCGCGGCGGCGGTGCAAACGCTGACCGCATTTGTGGCGGCAAGGAGAGATGGCGCATGAGCATCAACGGCATTTTGGTTTACACCACGCAGGACGGCGACCGCTGGGACACCATCGCCCACAAGCATTACGGCAACGCGCTGGCGATTAACCGCCTGATTACCGCCAACCCGCATCTGCCGCTTGCCGAGCAGTTTGCCAGCGGGCTAACCGTGTTTGTGCCTGTGGTGCGACAGAGCGAAACGCAGCGGCAGGATTTGCTGCCGCCGTGGTTTGAAAATTAACAGATTGGAGCGCACACCATGTTAGACAGTCTATTAGACCATCTTTCAGGCAGCCTGAAAAAACCTTTGCCCGCGCCGCCGCCCACATCGCACCCTGTTACCCGCCCCAATTTTGTGCTGACCTACGAGCAAAAAGACATCACCGCCAGCGTAGAGCCGTATTTGCTGTCGTTTAGCTACACTGATTATTTGGGCGAGCAGTCCGATGAGCTGCAGCTGCATTTTGAAGATGTGGATGGACGCTGGCTGCGCACATGGTTCCCCGAGCAGGGCGACAAATTAAGCATCGGCTGCGGTGACCAGTTTACAGGCTTAATCAACTGGGGCAGCTTTGAGCTGGCGGAGATTGAGTGGCAGCGCAATATGCAGGGCGGCGATGTGGTATCGCTCAAAGCCTTGTCCACAGGCATCAGCCACGCCAACCGCACCTTGCAGCCCAAAGCCTACGAAAACATGATGCTCTCGGATATTGTCAAAATCATCGCCGCGCGGCTGAAGCTCACCGTTTCAGGCAGCATCAAGCCCATCAAAATCCAGCGCATCACGCAATACCAAGAGCGCGACGTGGAATTTCTCACCCGCTTGGCGCGGCAGTATGGGCATACGTTTAAGATTGTGGACAAAAAACTGGTGTTTACCCGCAACGATGCGCTCTCGCAGCAGGAAGCGGTGCTGGTGATGCAGCCTGAAAACCTGCTCTCCATCCGCATCCGCGACCTGATTAAAGGCGCGCCCGACAAGGCTGTGATTACAGGTTATGACGCAAAAAAGAAACGCGCCATCCGTGCCGAGCGCAAAACCAAACCGCTGCGCCCCAAAGCTCGCCGCAAAACATCCGCCGACACGCTCAAAATCACGCAGAGCAAGGGCGAGAGCCAAGCCGAAACCAACGCCCGCGCCGATGCCGCGCTGCAAGACGCGCAAGAGGAACGCTGCGCGGGCAATATCACGCTGTTTGGCAATGCGCTGTTGGTGGTGTGGGGGAGTGATAGTTTTGTCATAGCTGCGTGAGCGGCTAATCTTGCAAAAATGCTAATCCAATCAAACACAAACCCCATAATCCCACCGCCGCTAAAAAATGAGAAAAACCGCGAAAAAGTGAGCAAAAAACCATCACTTTCACGCGGTTTTTGTCATAGAACGATTAAAAAGTGCGCAAGAATGATTTGCGCTTATTCTTTCATGCCGCAATCCCATAGGTAGAAGCCGTAAATCTCAAAGTCATATTCCCCTAGCTCCGCTAAATCTAGGGTTTCAACGGGGTAGATGTCTTTGTTACTGTTGTCGCTGATGATGCGGAACACGCTGCGGCTGGTGCGCTGCAAGCGTTTGATGCGCAGCTCGTCCACTTGGCGGAACAGGTAGATGCCTTCACGGGTGTAGCCGTTTTGCATTTTCCACAGCACGGTGCCGCGGTCAATCAGCGTGGGGTGCATGCTGTCGCCGCGCACGCGGGTGCAGAAGCAGTGCGAGGGTGGCACGCCCAAGTAGTCAAAGAACGAGGCGCGAAACCACATGGCTTCAGTGTCCACTGGCTCATTAACCTGATAGCCGTTGCCTGCGCTGCCAAACACGTTTACATGATAACGCACGGGCACAATGGCATCGGTATGCTGCGCCGCTGCCCAATCGGCGTATTCTGCCACCATGGCGCGCATGAAAAATGGCACCCCCACGGCAGACGCGGCAGACGGCGAACGGCGCGGCTTGAGCTGGGTGGCATCGCTGGATTTTTCGCCCGTGAGCAGATGCAACAAGCCTTTTTCTTTAATTTCATCAATAAGATAGTCAGGTAAAAAATACACTTTCTTCATGCCCCCTTTGCCGCCTTGGGTGGGGGCTTCTTCATAATCCCAATTTTCTTTCTCAACACGATAGGCAATACCTGCTGGTGTAGTAGGCAGGCGTATTTCGCTGTTTTCTGTTGCCAGTGTCTTGGCTAATTCAACTAATTCTGCGGCACTTTTCCGGTATGTTTTTTCCATTTTGGTCTCGCTTTTATCTTTAAAGCTAAAACTGCGCAGCTTTAAAGAAAACTTTTAAAAATCTTTTAAGTTTTGTTTTCTTTTAAATCAGTTGTTTAGCTGAAATAAGGCGAAAACAAGGGCTAAATAGCTTGAAAGTTTTTTCTTTAAAGCTATAATGTTTACAACTTCAAAACGGAATGTTTAAAACATTATACCGATTGAACCCGCTCTTTAACAATTTGGAAAAAAAGCCGAGTAAATGGGGACGGTTTGTTCCCCAAGATTGGAGGTTACTGAACAGGCAGCCTGAAACCGTTTCGGGTTGCCGATTGAGTGATTTCTATGTGAAAGGAATGGATATGCACCCAGAGTTAATTCGCGCGGAAATTAGGATGCGCGGTAAGACCTTAACAGATTTGGCTAGGCTATATGACGTATCGCCCAAGGTGGTGAGTATGGCATTGAAGCAGCCCAGTTTAGCGGGAGAAAAAGCGATTGCAACGTTTTTGAATAAATCGCTGCATGAGCTGTTTCCCGAACGATGGACACAAGATGGTAGGCGGATACGCCCGCGCTATCGGTATTTATATGAAGAGGCGGCGGTATGAGAAAAACACATTTTGCTATTTCCGAGCTTTTGGAAATGGGTTTGGAAATACTTCCAAATACTGTGCAGGGTTTGTATTACAAGGCAAAAAAAGAAAACTGGCTATTCCGTGAAACGCCTTGCCAAGGCGGCAAGGGCGGGGTGAAGCGTGAATATGCGCTGCCGCCTGCGGTGTTGGATGCGATTTGGCAGCGGCGTGCTGCGGCGGCGGTGGCGGAGGGGGCTTATGGGCAGCCTGAACCTTGCGTTGCGGGGGCGGCTTATCAGGGCGAGGTGTTGGATGCGGGGCGTTTGAATGGTAGCACGGCGGCGCAGCGTGGGCGGGAGGGGGCGCGAATTGGGGTGTTGCGGTTGGTGGAGCGGATTATGGCGGAAAGTGGTTGCGGCAAGGAGGCGGCGATTACGACGCTGCTGACGATGGCGCAGATGCCGAATGATGATTATGCGCAGGCGTGGTTGATGCTGCGTTTGGCGAATGATGCGCGCGGGGGCGGCGGGGCGTTGCCGAGCAGTCGGACGATTATGCGTTGGTTTGCGGCGGAAAAGGCGGGGAGCTTGATGCCGAAAGTGCCGCAGGCGAATGCGGGGCAGCCTGAATGGTTTGGGCGGTTTTTGGCGGTGTGGCAAACGCCGCAGAAGTTGAGCGTGCAGGCGGCTTATGAGGTGTTTGCGCGGGGGGAATTGGGGCGTGAGCCTGCTGCTGCGCTGCCGAGTGTGCATCAGGTGCGGCGGTTGATTGAGAAGATGCCTGAGCTGGCGCGGCAGAAGGGGCGGATGGGGGCGCGGGCGTTGAAGAGCAAGCAGGGGTTTGTGCGGCGGGGGTGGAAGCATTTGTTGCCTTTGCAGGTGGTGTGTGCGGATGGGCAGTGTTTTGATGCGGAGTGTGGGCATCCTGATAATCCGCATGCGCCGATTCGTCCTGAGATTACGCTGATTGTGGATGTGGGCACGCGGCGGGTGGTGGGCTTTGGGATGGATTTGGCGGAGAGTGGGCGGGCGGTGCGCAGTGCGATGGTGCAGATGATGACGAATTTTGGGGTGGCGGATGCGTTTTATGCGGATAACGGCAAGGGTTATACCAATAAACTGTTGAATGATGAGGCGACGGGCTTGCTGGGGCGGGTGGGGATGACGTTGCATTTGTCTGCGCCTTATAGCTCACAGGCGCGAGGGGTGATTGAGCGGCTGCATAAGACGATTTTGGTAAAAGCGGCGAAGCGGATGCCGACTTATATTGGCAAGGATATGGATGGGGAGGCGAGCCGTGCGGTGCATAAGGCGACGCGCAAGGCGCAAAAGGCGCAGCTGGCTTTGGCGGGGCGGGATGTGCCGGCGGAATGGGCGGGGGTGCCTGCTTTGGCGAATATTGCGAGCACGAAGCCGCGTTTGCTGCCGACGTTTGCGGAATGCCGTGCGCTGATTGCGCAGGCGATTGATGAGTATAACAACACGCCGCATCGCAGCATGGAGATGGTGTTGGATGTGAGCGGGGCGGCGCGGCGCAAAACGCCAAATGAATGCTGGGCGGAGAAGTGGCTGTTGATGCCTGAGGGGGAACGCCCTATGCCTGTGGCGGCGGATGAGCAGATGTATTTATTCTTGCCGCAGGTGGTGCGCCGATTTAGCCGCTGCGAGGTGCGGTTGCGCAATAACATTTACTTTAATGCTGCTTTGGCAGATTGGGAGGGCAAGGAGGTGCGCGTGGCTTATAACGAGCATGATGCGCGGTTTGTGTGGCTGTTTGATGAGAATGGGCGGTATATCGGGCGGATGGAGTGGAACGCGAATCAGCGCGATTTTTTCCCGAAATCGGTGTTGTTGCAAGACAAGGAAAAACGGGTGGACGCGCAAATCAAACGGCACGAGGGCAAGATTGCGCTGTTGGATGGCACACGCGGCGCGCTGGTGTTGGAACACGCCAGCAGCGTGGATTTGGGGGGCTTGCGGCTGGATGGGGCGCAGTTGAAAGCGCAAGCGGAGGTGGCTATGGCGGCGATGGCGCGGGCATCGGATGGCGCGGCTGGCGATGGCAAGGTGTTGAAGCTGGGGCGGCAGCCTGAAAAGGTGGCAGCAACAGCGGAGGCGGAGGATTGGCAAGTGCCGACGCTACCGAATGCGCAGTATGCGGCGTATAACAGGCTTAAAGCCTTGCCTTATGAGACTTTGAGCGCGGCGCAGCAAGGGTTTTTGGCATGGTGTGAAAGCCCGAAAGGGCAGCTGGTGATGCGCGAATGCGCGGAGCTGGAACAGATGCTGAAATTTGGTTGAGGTTTTTTTTGATTAAACAGGAGTGTAAACGCTATGAAAATAGCCAATATCAACAATTTATCTTTGGTGGCCGTGGCAATGGCGCGGCTGGTGAATCGGCAGGATGGTTTGCCCGGTTTGGGCGTATTGTATGGTCCATCGGGCTTTGGCAAAACCACGGCAACGGTGGCGATTGCCAACAAAACGCAAGCCTATTATGTGCAACTGCGCAGCGCGTGGAGCAAGAAAACGCTGCTGGAAAAGCTGTGTTTTGAAATGGGCATGGCTGCGCCGAAAACGGCGGCGGCGTGTTTGGATGCCATCTGCGAGCAACTTGCTGCCACGCAACGCCCGCTGATTTTGGACGAGGCGGATTATCTGGTGGGCAAAAATGGCATGGTGGAGCTGGTGCGTGATGTGTATGAGGGCAGCCAGTCGCCGATTTTGCTGGTGGGCGAGGAGCAGATGCCCAATAAGCTGAAACGCTTTGAGCGGTTTCATGGGCGGGTGTTGAGCTGGATTCCCGCGCAGCCGGTGAGCTTGGAGGATGCACGGTTGCTGGCAGATGCCTATGCGCCGAATGTGCGGCTGGGCGATGATGTGCTGCGGCATTTGGTGGAGCTGGCGCATGGCAGCGTGCGGCGGGTTACGGTGAACCTTGTGAACCTTGCCGAGGCGGCGGCGATGAACAATCTGGAAGCGGTGGACATGGGCAGCCTGAAAAGCCTAGGCGGTTTTGAGTTTTACAAGGGCGAAAGCCCCAAGCGTAACATTAGGATATGAACCGCAGAGCTGATCTGATTAACTGTACAGCCATTAAGTTGGCAGAAATCTACAGGTCATATTTTCATGTTTTTTTTTTGCTTTTTGAATTGTATTTTTGGTGGTGTCCTAAAAAGTATGCTGACATAAAACGTCAAGCCAATAACGACATTTCTATCGTACAAAATTTCCTGTTAAAACAGCGGAATTTGGCTAATTTAAATTACTAAAAAAACAAGCAGCATACTTTTTAGGACACCACCGTATTTTTAAGCCTTACAAGTTCTTATCTTTAAAACCACATTAAACGTTTTTTTAAATCATCTTAACTGCCCATTTAAACCCAATTAT